GACATGAATTCTTTAGTTGATAAAGAACCAAATACTTTACGTACCAATGGAAGAGCTACACCAGCCCATTGCTCACCTTGTCCTACTTGAAAAGTAGCACCACCGTTTCCAGTTGTGTTAGCTTCAACAACTAATTGTTTTGCTTGGTTTTCAAGGATCATAGCCATGTTGTTTTTATCAACTTCGCTACCAAGACCCTCTAATAATCCCGTTTTTGACCATTTTGAGGCCATACGAGCTGCATCACTCTGCATGTTTTTCCATCCAGATGCTGCACTTTCTAATAAAGAATTAATACTTGACATTGTTTTGTTTTTTGTTTTTAAATTAAAATTAAATTATTCCAGCCAATTTTTGCATTCTTTTAAATACATCGTTTGACTCTACGATTGGTTGTTTTGCGGTAGGAGTAACAGTTGATTTTGAAGCTCTACCTAGGTTTTCTTTAATGGTTTCTTTTTTAACTTTGATTCCCTCGTTTAAAGTTTCAAATACCATTTTTACTTCACCTACGTTTTTAGCTTTATCAAACGAACTTAATACTTTTACCTTTTGATTTTCGTTTAAGTTTTTAGATTTGAAGATTTTATTTGAATAAAGCAATTTAGCATTTAATAAATTGATTTCATTCAATTCTGATTTTAAAGTTTCGATTGTAGCATATGCTTCTTCTAGTTCTTTTTCTTGACCTTCACGAGCTACGGTTAATCCCGCTCCTACTCCTCTAACACCACTACCTCTTCCTAAAAGACGTAAAAGTTCTGAGTTCATTGCTCTTAGATATTCTGGTTGAACACCTCCGGCTTTCATTTCAGCTTGAAATTTAGATACAATTTCTTTAATTTTAGCTCCATCTTTAGAGTCAATACTTTCCCAATCTGGGTAGTTTTTCTCTAGCCATTTTTGTTCTGCACCTTTGAATAGGTTTTTAAAGAAATCACCAAGACCTTCTTCGACTTCTTCTTTTTCTTCAGTCATCTCTTCTTTTTCTTCGTACATTTCTTCTTCTTCCATTTCTTCAATTTCTCTTAAAAGTTCTGCTAGATCTACTTCTTCTTCACCACTTTCTTCACCTTCTTCTTCACCGCCTTCTTCACCACCTTCATGTCCTGCTTCAAGTTCACCTGAGCCAACCATGTCTGCGATTACGTCTTCGATCATTTTTTTAAGGTCTTCATCGGTCATGTCTTCTAAATCTAATGGTTCACCTTCTTCTCCACCTTCTTCTTCCTCTTCTCCACCTTCTTCTTCCTCTTCAGCTTCGTTTAAAGATTCATCCATTTCTTCTTTTTCTAGCTCTGCTAAAAGCTCTTCCAAATCAACTTCATTCATGTCATCATCATCGTTATCATCAGTTTCATCAAGCGCTTTTTCGCCCATTGAACCAAATCCTACATCTCCTTCTGCTCTTGCTTTTCCGAATCCATCCTCATCGAGGTCTTCTTCTTCCATTTCTTGAAGTTTTAGAGATAACATTGATTTTAATTGAGGTGTGAAGGCTTCTTCTAGAGCTGCTTTTGCGTTTGCTATTGCCATTTCTTTTACAGCTTTAGCTTCAGCGATTGCTTCTTTAAGCATTTCTCTGTTTTTTGCCATTTTTCCTAAATTTATTTGTTGGGAAAGTACGTTTATTTTAAAACGTAATAGAATTCAATTAATATCGATACCACATAATGTGTGAGGGGTGGTATATTCTGTTATATGTATGTATGTAATTTACTAAAGTCGCAAGAAACAAAAAAGCCCTCAAAAAGAGGGCCGTTTTAGTCACCGGTTTGCAAATCTTAAATTATAGGACATGTGCCTTTTGCACATAAAATTTCAGTTAATATTGAATTTGTACGTGCATATGGATCTAAATATGTTGTTCTTGATTCATTTAATTGTCCGTTTTTCATCCAAGAATCTGGGTTTGAAGGGTTAGAGACTAAGTCCCAAGTTAATAATTCAAAGTCATCTTGTACTTCCATTACCCCACCCATTTCTTTTAATGAGCCCATTCCTCGGGATGAAATACCAATAGTTAAACCATTGTTAACCAAAGCACCTGCTATACGACCAGATACTGTACCTTTTTCTCCTGGGTCTGAGAATATTTCAACTACTCCCATGATCTCATCCCCATTCCACCATATTTTTCTAATAGTGTGAGATGCGTTTTTTAGGTTAATTATTTGAGAGTCTGGGTGGTCTAATTCACCACATGTTTCTGTGGTTTTAGCTTCAATTTTTCTTTGGAAATGTTCAATTTCACGTTCCCACAACTCACGTTTGTAGTATCTTCCATTACCGTTTTTTACCTCAACAGTAGCTAAAATACCTTCAACAAAAACATTTCCTCCATTTCGCATACCTTCTATAAGGCGAACTGGTTTTGGTATAAAGTGTCTAGTTTCTATTAAGAGTTGCTTGTTCATTTTTAGTAATTTTCTTCGTATGACATTTCTTCGCCCATCATATTATCATCTAATGGCATATTTTCATCCATCATTTCATCACCTGTTTCGTCAATTACTTCTTTTTTCTTACCTTTATGTTTACCCATCATTTTTTCAACTTTGGATTTTGCTTTTTCTAAGGATTTAATATCTTTTTCAATTTCTTTAACTTTTTTAGCATCAGTTAAAGCTTTCATATCTTCATCCTCATCAAGTTTACCAAGTTGGGATTGTTTTTTGTCAATTAATTCCTGAATTTTGTCTAATTTAGATTGGAGAATTTCGTGTTCTGCTTCTTTATTGATTGCAGCAAGATCTTTTTCAACACTTTCCATTAAAGATTCCATTTCGCCTTCTTCCATTACGTTTAAGTTTGGAATTAAGAAATCACCCTCAGCCCAATATTGTTTAGTACCAGCTTTATTAAATTTATCTGCCTTAGCTTTAATTACTTCAGCATTTAACGGAAGATATGTTTTAAATTCTTTAGGTAAATTAGTTACAGGACCATAGTTTTCAGTTTTATTTAAAATCTGTTTAACCATTGGTGGGATGTCCATAATTAATTTTTTAATTGCTGGTTGATCACCATATCCTTTAACTAAGTTATTATATAAAATTTGAGAAACATATAATGTGTTACTTGCAGGGTTATATACAATATGATCACCAAAACGTTTTCTAACATTTTGAGGGAATGGAAGTTGATTTGGAATAAAACGTCTACCTCCTTCACCACCACCTGCTGAAGGATTCACATTCATCATTTGATATGCTTCCTCTAATTCAGAATCAATCATTTCACGAATTATTTCACGTAATTTAGATTCTTCTGGTGAGTCATTTTTCTTTCTTTCAGCACGTCCAGGATATAATTGATTTAATTTTGCTTCAATTTCTTCTGGGGTGAATTTTTTATCTGGTTTTTCTGAAAATGCTTTTTTAACACTTGCTTTAAAGTCTTCAATTTCTTTAGATTCTTTTAGATCACCATAACCAGATGATTTGTATTTTCCAGTTGCTTCTTTTGGGGTACCTAAACCAGGTGCTTCAGTAGTGTATCCTAAACCTTTAACTCCAAATTGACCTTCTTTAGTATAAAAAATTGGGTCTTTTGATAAATTTTTCAATACAATATCTTTTACTTGTTGCATTGTCTTATCAGTATTTTTAGGATCTTTCATTTCAGTATAATAACCCATCATAATTTGACCAAAGATCATATTATCTGGGTTTTTCTCATCTTCTTTGTCATATTGTTTATCAAGATCTTCTTCTACTTGTTTTGAAGGTTTTTTCAATTCGGCTTTTTCTTTTTCCTCTTGATCTTTTTTTCTAGCTTCAGCTAAAAATGTTTCAAATGCAGTTTCATATGATTCTTTTTTCTTAGGTTCATACCCTGCAGTTGCAGATAAACCAATTACATTTTCTGAAATGATGTTTTTGGTTTTTAGAGAAGCAATAGCTTCATCAAATGAAGCAGCATTGGGTACATATTGAGGGAATTCACGTTTTGCATCTGCAAGAAAAACACCTTTATGTCCTTTGCCTTCTTTAATTAATAGATATTGATCTTGTAAAGTCTTTTTCATTATTTTTCTGTTAAAAGTTCTTTTATTTCTTTAAGGTAACTTAATACCATTTCTATTGGTTGTGTTATATCGAATGAACCAGCGTTGCCACTGTATAGTTCAATTGTTTCATTTTTTGCATTGGAAACTAATGGTGTTATTTCATTCATTAATTTTTCAATTTCATCTAAACCAGCTAAACGTTTCTTTTGAAATTCATTCATTTCATTTAAAACTTCATCTTCCCACAGTTGTTTTTTGTCAAAAGATTTTGGTTTAATATTAGGTACGTTTTTAAATCCTAACTTATAGTAATAAATATTTTTAGCTCCTTTAGCATTTTTATCTTTATTAAATGATTTTGGAGTAGCATAATTTTCTCCGGAGCCGGCTTTAAAAGAAGCGCCACCATCCTCGGTAGCGTTCATTTCTTTTAATTTTTTTCTTATTATTTCTTTAAGTTTATCCATTTACAGTTTCTAACTCGTTAATTAAATCACAATACTGCAACAAATCAACTAAATCATTATCTGTCAACTTTGCATTTTTAGCAGGTGGTTGAATGATTGTAATAATTTCGTTAATTTTTATTTTAGTGGCTGGGTTATTTGTTTTTTTGTTGAGTTTAGTTAATTCAGTTTTAATCTCATTGATTTTATTTGTGTAAAATTCTTTTAAACGGGGTGTATTGTCTACTGAATTAATATATTCTTTCAAGATTAATTTTTGATTTAAACTTAAATCGTTATATTTGTCATTAAATTTCTCCATTAATATTTTATATGCAAGAAATTTAACATCTTTATCTGAGTTTTCTATTTCGTTGAGTACTTCATCTTGGATGGTACTCTTTTTTATTTGAGCAGCTGTTAAATGCTCTAAAATAGTAACTTTATTTGTAATGGTTTGCTCAGGGTTGATTGAAATTTGAGAATTAGATATCTCCAATAAAGTATAAAAGGCAGCATATACCTTATAGTTAGGTAATTTATGGTTAAAAAATGTATTTAAATCATAGTGATTTTGAATTTCATTGATTAAATTATATTTTTGCCTCTTGATTACTCCTCTATTTAAAGATTTAGATGAATCTGTTAATGTGGAAACTACAATATTAGCTTTTGTTTCAGTTAATGAAGTTTTCTTTAATAATGTTTCGTATAACTTGTATTCACGACCTAATTCCGTTTTTACGAAATATTTTTTAAGTATATCTTTTGCTGGGGAATCTTTACCTTCCAGTGTATCTGAGGTAATTTGGCGAACTAAAAGTTCAAAAAGTATACCAGTATTTTTATACTTTGAATGTTTTACTTGCATTCTAATATTTGTTTATTTATAAATATATGAAAAATTGTTACTCTCGTATTTGTGATTCATCTAATAATGAATTTCCATTAATATCTGATTCAAATATAATTTGTTTTTTCTGGTTTTTAATAGAATTAAAGGTATATGAGTTTTTATTTCTATTATTTTTTGTTTCTAATGCCAATGGAGATCCACCTTGATATTTAGGTTTTATTGAATCCGATTCATCTCCATCCACTTTAGCTCCTATTGCTCCTATTCTATCTTTTCCAAAAGCATTATCTTGAGTATTTTTATCAGTTACTTTTTCTTCAGGTCTTCCTAATACGGATTTGTCTTCATCATATCCTTCAGGTACTTCTCCTCCTTCATATCTACCTCTACCATATAAAGCTGCTAAATCATGTGGTGTACCATAAGATTTACCTGTTTCAAGTGGGTCATTGCCTTCATTTTCAATTTGAGTCAAACGGAATTTACGTTTAGCATCTTGGATAATCAAGTCTCTATATTCATCGTATTGATCTTCACTTAAATGGAATATATTTTCGTAAATCCAATCAGAAGGCATTAATTTATTTTCAATCATTTGGTTGGCAAGTTCAACCTTTTCTTTCATTAATGCTACTCTTTCTTGATCGTAAATAATTGAAGGTGTAGTTAATGAAAGTTCAAAATTTGTCATACTATCATCACGATATCCTTGAGCATATAAATGAACTAAAGCAATTTTAGTTAATTCAGATACTATAATGCGTTGAATACGCTCAATCGTACGAGCAAATCTAATATCCTCAGCTGCTAATGTTGCTTTACCAGTTAAATCTTTTTCATACCCCATAAATGCTTTAGGTACTTTAAGAGCGGCAAATAATTTGTCTCTTAAATATTCAACGTCTTGGATTCCATCCCATTGCAAACCAGCCATGTTATCTATTTTGGTTGCTTGGTCATTACCTCTTACTGGGATGTAAAAGTCCTCAAGTAAGTTTTGCATATTATATTTTAGATTGTAATCTCCAGTTTGTTGATCAATATAAGGAGTACGTTTCATTTTGGATATTGTTTTTTGCATAAAGTTTTCTACTTCAGCAGGAGCAATATTACCAACGTTAATATAGAATATACGTTTTTCAGGGGCACGAACGATTCTATGAATTAACATCGCATCTTCCATCATAGTATATTGTTTAAACAATTTACGTCCCGGTTCTAAATAAGA